ACCTTGCCAGGTTCCTAGTACTTTATTATAATTAGATAATTGATTGTTAAAGTTGGGTAATCTTTGTATTAATTGACTTCTGACAGGACCTTTATAAGTTCCAGCATAAACATCTTCTATTTCTTCATCACTTAAATTATATTTACTTCTTAAAGTATTTTCTATTGTATCAATTCTTTTCTGTGCTCTGTTACCCATTCCTTTACCAAAAGCGCTTGCTACATTACCGCCAGCAAAAACATCATAAGTAGGATTTCCAGCTACTCTTCCTGTTGTTGGGTTCCGTGTAAAAGAGGCTAAGCCAAAATTTTCTTCTCTTGTGTTGGGTTCAATTACTTTTTTAGCTAGCCCTAAAATACTAGGAAAACTAAATTTATTTTGTTGAGGGGTGTAAAATGCATCTTCGGCTGTATACGTAGCGTCGATGTCATTATCAGCAGGATATATTGTTTCTGTTTCTTCTGTTATATTTTGAGGTACCCAATTAGTATCCGCTAATAATTGACCTTCATTAATAACAGGTGTTGTGCCGTCTAGAGTTATGTAGTTTTCTAAATTTAAATTATTTCTATTTGCAAGATCATAATTACCCATCCAATTCTTATATTTATTTGCTGCCATATCTCCTATACCCCAAAGACTTCCTACACCTGTCCAGAAGTTAGGAGGGAACATACCCGCTTGCTTAACTTGGGGGTTCGAAGTATCAATAACAGGAAGTTGATTTTTAGTAAAATTCAATGTCTCCGGAGTGTCCGGTGTGTTGATCATTCCGTCTGAATAATTATATAGACCATCTCCAGGTTTAGGATGATTCCATAAAAAGTTAGTAGTATAGCTTGCCATTATCTTCTCCCGTCTGGATGTATGTCCAGTCTAAATGTTCCTAGCTTCCAGTCTTGGGCCTGATATGCCCCTCCACTTGAGCCAGTGTTTGCTACTTTAAACGCAATTCCTCGTGCTCTTGCGCGTGTATCCACTTTAGCAGTGGAACTTGTGATTGTAAAGGGTCCTAATGGAGAACTTGCTGCTGCGTTGTTAGGATAATTTCTTAACATTAAGGTCACTTGCGTGTCTCCCGTCTGACTAATAAAGTCAGGAATCATTCTTTTAATTCTCATAATGTATTCCCCGTCTCCTCTGGAATCTGGCATGCCTACTATTTGTCCCGAAGCTGCTCGTTTCTGAGTAATATCAAAGTCCCCTGAAAGAATGTTAGCTGCTATTGCAGTAATAACTCCTCCAGCATTAACTTGATCGGTCCCTGTTTCCTGTTCATAGTAGATTGTAGTTCCATCCGTATTCCCTACGACATCATAAGAAGCATCATCGGCATTATTATAGTAACAGGCATGAGGTTTATCAAATACAGCTGAGTCAGACCAAGCCGTACGTGGTAAACTTCCTGTGGTCCATACTGGCTTCTTCGCAATAGCTGTTTCTAAATAATTATAAGTTACTACCCGATCAATAACATCTGAACCCGTACTACAATAGTACCAACTGACTTCTCCAAATAAGTTATTAAGTCCAGCATTAACGAGATCTCGTGGAGTAGAATTTAAACCATCATAAACATAGTCTTCTACTAAACATGGGATAGATTGAAGTTGACCTGAGTATTGAAAGAATCCATTTTCCGACATCCAATAGGCCGTCCCATCGACTTCTACCGCTGCATTTTTTCCTATTAAACCACAGTTCGTTCCTGCTTGTTCAAAAGAAAAGGTAAAAGGAGCTCCTACAAATCTCATGAGATAAATAGAAGTATCGGTCCAAACATAGATCGCATCTCTCCCTTTAATAGCCCCCATAATTTTAGAGCCATCTGCAAGTCTTTGTGTACCTGCGGTATTATTAGCGGTTACCGTATAAGAATCCGTGTCATTAATACTTTCCTGATCCGAGAATCGAATAAACATATCATTTTGAGTAGAGGAACTTGTAGTCGTCGTAGTAGTACCAAAGAAGATTAAGTGTCTATCCGTTGGTGATACTAAAACATGTCGTGAAGCTGCGGGGGCATTAGACATAACGGTTGCCCGTTGTCCTGTGGGGTTCGCTGCTGCTGCATCCCATTCAAAACACGCTCCATTATAAATAAGAGCAATTAATTTTGTACCATAGTTATCAAAAATCCATAAGCCTGGATCAATCGTATAGTCAGCAGAAGAGGGATCTCCCCATCCTACATACTCAGAAATATTAGTAACCGTAGCTCCCGATAAATGGGAAGCTAACGTGGTTCCGTTCGCGGCTCTGGGGCCTCCGGTTAAAGTATTCGTTGCAGTATCATTAGCCGTGAAACCAATGTCTTCTGTTCCAATTCTAATTTCTCCTGAAGCTGGAAAAGCTGAAGAGTCGGCTAACACTACCGTAGTAACTCCAGCATCAGCTGCGAGACCTGTTGCCAGCGTCGTGGTTGCGGGTCCTGAAGCCGTTCCAGAATAAGTTCCTGTACCCCATCCATAACCTCCTAGTTGTTGAGCCGGTCCAACGG